CTGAGCGACCGCACCGGGCGCAGCCTGGAGCATCTCGCCGGGGAAGTCGAGGCGCTGATCGTCACCCGCGGCGGCGAGGGTTCCGAAATCTTCGCCGCTGGCCAGCACTACGAGATCCCCTGTGTCGAGGCCGATCAGATCGTCGATCCGACCGGTTGTGGCGACGCCTATCGCTCCGGTTTGCTCTACGGCATCGCCAACGGCTTCGACTGGCTGCGTACCGGTCGGCTGGCCGCCGTGATGGGCGCATAGGCCCCGCTCGTGACGTTGTAGGCCTTCAGTTCACCGCCATAAATAGTGGTGTCGCTATTGTTGAACTGGATGCCACGCTGATTGCCCGAGCACCAAATGGATGCCGTACTGGGGAGGAGGATGGCGCCGGCGTCGGAGCAGGTCAGGGTAGTGCAACTGATATTCGAGGCGGTGAGCGGGGAAAATCCGATCCCAGGGGCATAGACCTTGAAATGCAGGCAGTAGGCCGTAGTCGCGGCAGTCTCCATAATAATGCCGCGCGTCCCGCCGTCGCACAGGATGGACGCCTGGGGCGGCATATACAGATTGGCGGCGCTAAAATTCTGATAGACGTAGCCGGCCAAATTGGCGGCGCCGAAGGCGCTGGCACTGGCGGGGATCTTGCGCAGGTAGTTCTCGCCGCTCTTCTGGATCACCAGCCAATCCGCGCTGGTGCCGACGGTGGCGGTGCTGACAAACTCGCTGGGCAGGGTGGCGGTGAGGGTGATGATGCTCATTCCACCAGGCCCTCGACATCCAGGGCCAGGGTCTCGTAACTGGCGGCGCTAATAACCGTCCTCAAGTTGGTATAAAAGCCAAACACCCGGAGCCGGTCATAGTCCGACCCGTCGTTGTTAAAATCGAGCATCAGCGGGCGGCCCGTGTGGTCTTGCAGGATGTATTGCGCCACGTCGCCCGCTACCGAGGCGGGGTCCATGTAGCAGGTCGCCCGCAGCACCTTGGCGCTCCCGCGGCGCATAAAGGCGACCGTGCCATAGGTCTGATCGCGTTCCCGGCGAGAAAAATCCAGGATCGAAGTCTCGACCCCCCACTCGGTGTCAGCCAGTTCGTAGCCATAGCCCACGCCCGCCACCGCGCACTGAGCGGGGGCGTTGCTATTGGCCTGGGTCAGGGTGACAGCGACCGTGACGGTGTAGCCGGTGGGCACGGTGGTAAAGGGCAGTATAGCGGAGCGGCGGTTGACACCGTAGTTGGGCAGGGCCAGGCTGGCGGTGGCGGGCTGGGTAATGGTGGTGCCCCAGGCAGCGCCGGTGGCGGTGTTGGTGGCGGTGATAACGGCGCTTGCGGTCGCCACATTGGAGAGGCCCGACAGGAAGACATGGGAGCCGGGTTCGGCGGTCAGTTGCGCCGCGAAGGAGAAGGTGGTGCTGGCTAATAACTGGTCGCTGGTGCCATAGCCCTGCAAATAGGAATCTGTCAGGCTGTCATAGGGCGCCCAGGCGTTGGCGGCCCCCGCATCCACCCAGCGCGAGGCGATGGTGGCATCCGACGACAGGATGGCCTCCGAGGGGCGCACGGTATTATCCCCCGCGCTGATGGCCAGTGGCGCCAGATAGTCGCGGTGGGTGGCGACATCGTAATAGGGCGCCCAGGCCGGCACCGCGGCCCCCGAGGTCCAGGCCGCATAGTTGGAGTGGCGCACGTTGGTGGTGTAGGTGTAACCGCCCGTGGTGGCTGACAACCCCCCTTTTTGCCAATACCAGGTATTGCTAGGGGTTACAGTGCTGGAGGAGGTATGCGCCCGGATACAGGTGTAATCGTAGTAAGTTGATCCCGAGGGCGCGTAGCGCCGGATCGCATATTTGGCATAGGCCGTCCCCGCGGCCCAGGCGGATTGCAGATAGGTGGGCCCGGACCCGGTAAAGGCCAGGGAGGCCGCGGCGGGGGAGATCAGCATCATGTTAGGCCACCTTCAGAATCGTTACGGCCTCGCCAGTGCCATCATCCCGCCAGGGCGGCGAGCCATCCAAATCCCAGCGGAGCAGGCGATCATCCAGGGACTTCAGCGAGCTGGTTTGCGCTACCCCATGGGCGGCCATCTCCTGGCGCAACAGGATCACCTGATCGCGGAGTGAGGTGATAACCGCCGTCTGTTCGGCAGCAGCGTCCTGGCCCGCGGCGGGGTCGTAAGTGGGGTCACCCAGCGCGGGGGCGGCATCGCGGGTAATGATGAACTTGAGCAGGCTTTCCGAGAGCGCCTGGAGCGCCTGGTCAATGGCGATGGTCTCCTGGTGGATGCCCAGGGTAATCTCCATCGCCTCCTTGGCATCGACCAGAATTTGGTCGAGCCGCTTTAGCTCGGACTCGCGCCAGTCATTGGCCTGTTCCAACTGGTCATCCAATGCCTTGAGTTGTTGCTGATAGAGACGATCTTCCTGGGCCAGTTGCTCATCCAATAACCGAGTCTGATTATCCAGTGCGTCTAACTGCTTCTCGGCGTCGGTCTTCTGCGCCAGTCCCAGCTTTTCCAATTGCAGGAGATTGGCATAATCCGCTTGCTGAGCGGCCCGATAGGCCAGCTCGTTGACATAGTTGCCGCGGTCATCATTGCCAATGGCGCCCAGTGCCCGCTGTAGGGCATCCTGCTCAGGCAATGCGCCAGTGCCGGCCCAGGTCGCCAACTGGCCTCTGGCGGTCGCTAGGGCCATGCCGGGGTCTTGCGCGCGACCTCGCAGGGTGTCCAGCCCCGATTGGATGCTGTCCACGATCCCGGAGACGCGCGAGAGCGCCTCTTGCGCAGCCTGCATCTGGGATTGAATGGCCTCGCGTTCGGCATTGATCGCCTCGCGGCGGGCGGTGTGCGCCTCATCCAATGCCTCGCGTTCCGCCTGGATGGCGTCCACCCGTGCCTGATAGGTCTCCTGGATGCGGTCCCGCTCGGCATTGACTGCCCGCTCCAGGGCGGCATAGGCGTCGTCCATGGCGCGGCGGGCATCTTCGTAGGCATAAATCTTGTTGAGGATGGCGCGGTTGGTGTCATCCAGGGCGTCGGCCAGTTCGCGCTCGCGCTGCAAGCGGCGCACCAGTGCGTCATCCCCTTGGGCCTCCGCCAGCCGCAGCATCAGGTCGGCATGTTGTTCGGCAGCCGCCACCAGGGCGTCAAACACTTCCTCATAGGTCTTGAAAAACTCACGCAGGGCGTCCCCCGCTTCTCCGCCCGCATCGTCCATCTCCGCCAGCAGGCGCATGAACTCGGCAATGCCGGTGGCGTCGCGCAGGTTGCCCAGATAGCCCGCATCACGGAGGGCCTGGTCAGCCTGATCGACGCGCTCTTGCGAGAGGTAATTGGTGGGGTCCAGTTGCTCGGCGAGATCGCGCAGGGCGTTGCGCTGGTCAGCGAAGGCGTCGGTAGCGTCATCAATGGTGTCGTCCAGCTTAGCGAGGGCGTCATCTAGGCTGATAAAGGCCCCGACCAGCTTCATGGCCTCGACGTAAGAGGCGCGCCCGGCCTCCGTGGTGAGGTCGAGACTCTCGATGTAGGCCCGGAACTCCTCGCTGGTGTCGATCCCGGTGAGTCCCTGGTCTTGGTTCCAGCGATCAATGGCCTTAAGGCTGTCCTCCTTTTGCTTAAGGGCGCGCTCTTCCTCGGTGAAAAAATGCTGGTAATAGGCGGCCTGCAGTTGGGCCAGCCCCTGCATCCCGATCTTAGCCTCATCAGCGGCCTTAGCCAGGTCGTTGGCCAGGGTGACGAAGGCCATGCCGGTGGCGTCGGTGGTGGTGCCGGTGAGATAGAGGGCGGCGTCCAGGCCGGCGAGATTGAGGGCCATGCGCGCCATGGCCTCGGCGGTGGTCTCGCCGGATTCCTTCATGGCGTTGGCGTAGTCCACCAGTTTGAGGGCGTTGCCGAGGGTGTCCTTTTCACTCAGATCCAGGCGGTCGCCTATCTCCTGCCCCTGGAAGGCCTCGGCCATGCCCACCGCCGCTTTAGCCGCCAGCATACCGCGCTCGATCTGGTCTGCCATCTCTTCCAGGGTGCCGGAGAGGCTACCGACCACGGAAGACATAACGATGGCCACCTCGTCGCCCGTCGCGGCAGCGTGCTTGATGATATCGGCGAAGGCTATGCCGAACGCCTGCTCGGCATTCATGGCGTAGTTCATGAGGCCGTTCTTGCCCCAATTCTCATCGCTGGCTTTCTTAAGACTGGCCTCGACCTGGGCGGCAACGTCTTTTCCGTAGAAGTTGGCGAGGGCCTGTGAGACGGCGGCGAAGCCTTCGAATGTCTTGCGCATCTCCTCCGCGTCCACGTTGGCGGTGCCCATGTCGTTCATGCCGAAAATCAGCCCGAAACCGCCCTTGGCGCCCACCTCATCCTCGAATTGGTCGGTGCGGCCGTTGGTGGTGGCAGCATAGGCGCCGTATCTCGGCTCCTGGTCTTTGAAATACTTACTGAGGATGAAACCGCCGGCGGCGACCAGGGGGAGCGCGTAGGCTGCTATCACGCCAGCGCCCGCTGCTGCGCCTATGGAAGAGCCGCTTGTTACCGATCCCCAGGCAGTGCCCAGCGTGGAAAACATGTTTGTCGAAAACATGCCCATAATGCCTTCAGAGAGGCCGCTGATAAAGGTACTGCCAAGGCTGTAAATCGACGAGAACAGCGAGCCGATATTGCTGAAACTGCTCAAGCCAGAAGCGGCTTGGCCCGCCGTCCCCGCCGCCCCCGCCGTGCCCGTGGCGCCCGTCATGGCGGTGGTAATGGCCACCACCAGCGGCTTAGTGATGAGGGCATGGGCCACTTCCGCCAGCCAGGAGGTGATGGCTTTTTTCAGGCTGTCGAGGGTGGACTTGGCGCCCGAAAACAGGTCTTCCCAGAGATTGGCGAAGGTATCGTCAATGCGCTTGACGGCGTTTTTCCAGACTTCGGCCCAGGCGTCCGCGGTTTCGCTAGCCTTGTTTTTTGAATTCTCAAGGTCTTGTTGCAGCCCTTGCAGGATGATGGCCTGCTCCTCTTGGGACAGTCCCGCCGCGTCGGAGGCGAGGGCCAGGGCTTGCTGCGCCTGGGCATACTCCTCGGCGGCGGCGCGGGCCGGCAGATAACGCTGGATGAGGCCCTGTACGGCGGCATTGGCCTGGTTGAGACTGTCGGTTATGACCTTGCCGGTATTCTGCCCGAGGTCCTCCATGGTGCCAGTGGCATCGGCGACGATCTTGACGGCGGCGTCGGCATAGGCGCGGGTCTTTTCGCCCCAGGCTTTCTCGTTGGGACCGCCGTGGTAGTAGGCGAACTGCTCCCAGAGAGTCTTGCCCTTGGCGGCGGCTTCAGCCAGGTACTTGCCGGCAGCGTCGGCCTGGCCGTTGAAGGTGGCCATATTGGCGCCCAAGCCTTTGGCGGTACTTTCTGCCATCTGGAATTGGCCGACAATTTTCGTCATGTGGCCTTCGCCGGCAGCCAGGTCTTTGACCCAGCGCACCGAGTCGGTGCCGGCCCCCTTGCCGCGGCTAGACTCCAGTTTCCAGACGGCATCCAATTGGCCAGCCATGAGTCCGTATTTCTTTTCCACGTCGGCGACGACCTGCGCCTCGGCGGATAGGGCCTGGGCGCGGGAGCGGGAGGACTCTGTGGCCTTGTCCTGGGCAGCGGCGAATGCCTCTAGCTTGGCCTGGCCCTCCGCATGGGTCAGGGTGCCCAGCTTAACCGCCTCTGCTACGGCGGCCTCCATTTTGGCGTATTCGGCCTTCTTGATGATGGACTTGTCGTACTTGCCGTTGAGGTCATCGATGGCCTTGCCGTTGGCATTGATGGCGGCCTGGTGCTCGCGGTAGAGGCGGATGGCGTCGTCGCCCATGCTTGACGCATTGCGTGAGGCTAATGCCTCGGCTTCGGTGCGGGCGGCCTTCACATCGGCGCGGGTGGCTTTCACCTTAGCGTCAATTTCGTTGATACGGGAAATCAAGGCCTCGCCTTCAGCGCGGCGGGCGGCGCTGTTGTCCAGGTCGTTAGCGTCGGCATAGGCCTGGGCGTCCTTCATTTTGACGACGTATTCATCCACCAGCTTGGCGCGCAAGGCCCAATCGCTGGCGATGGCATCACGCTCGCCATAGGCGAAGCCCTTGCCCTCCTGCCAATTGCTGATGACGTTCAAGGCCTCGGCGAAGGCATTGGCCTTGCCAGTGGCCCAGAGCAGCATATTCGCTAGGCGGCCGGTGGCGCCAGATGCGTTGTCCGCGCTGACCAGAAGCCGATCCAGGGCGTTGTTGAGGATATTCCAGGACGCCTCTAGTCCTCCGATGGCCCTGCCATCGTTATAGAGGGTGTTGAGCTTTTGGGAGAGGGCGGGCAATAGGTCCGTGGCCAGCACCTCGCCCTTGGTGGTGTCGTCGCGGCGCACGGCACGGCCGGTCAGAGCTTCGGCGCGTTCGCCCCGAGCGGCCTCACGCTCTCCCTCGTGGGGGACGCGAACGACTACGTGGGCAAGGGCCTGTCGGG